AAAGAACATAAGCAAGATTTTTAAATTTGTTTCTGGGCTTGGCTTGATTGCGAGCCTTTTTGCTTTTTGGCTTGGCTGGCTGCCTAACGCGACGACAAAGGACATTTGCTTTGGCTGGTTTGTCGTCTACGCTCTTGGAGCGGGAACGATTGACGTGAACTTGATTCTTGAGAAGTTTTTTGGATCGCGGCAATGATGGGAAAAATCACGCTTATCGGCGGCGCGGTTTTGGCCGCCGTGATTTTTGTTTTGGGCTTGGTTATCCGGCATTTGAATTCGGAGCTGCGCGTATTGAAGTGCAAGCAGGAAGCCACGGAAAAAGCGAAGAACGAATACGCGGCGCAAGCGGCAAGGCTCACGAACGCGGTTGACGTTTTGAAAAAAAACAAGGACGAGGCGAATGAAAAGATTAACGCTCTTGATAGCGGCGACGCTGTTGACAACGCTATTGGCGTGCTGTCAAAGCGCAAGGGTTGAATACATCGACCGGCTTTATGTTCCGCCGCTGGCGTTTCCAATTTTCCCGGAAGCGGAATGGGCGGAAAGAAACAAAGAGGCGCGGAGCGTGACCGTTCCAGAGGAATGGTTTGTGAACGTGGCTAGGTTCAAGATTCTCTATGAGGAGCTTGAAAAAAATTACAATGGCATTAAGGCGCTGGAAAGCGTCGAGGAGAAAAAATGAAAAAAAAGACTTTTGAATTGGTCGTTGGAATCGTGAACGGCGCTGGCGTAATCGCGGACGCTGTTGTGGTTTTTTGCGTCAAAGCGCCTTTGAGCGCCGCCATCGTCGCTTCCATCGGAATCGCGACCACCGCCGTTACGGAAATTTGTTCCAAGTTTGTGAAGGCGGAGTAAAAAGCAATTTAGCCTTGCAGGAAGCCTTCCCCGGCGGAAAGCGCTCCGTTTTTTTGCCATAGCTTTTTGCAAGGCTTTTTTTTTGAGGATTTGAAAAAATGCGCCTGAGCGAATTTGTTTGCAAAAATTACGGAAAAAAAGTCGATTACGACAGGCATTACGGCGCGCAATGCGTTGACCTTTACAGGCAATATTGCGCGGACGTTTTGGGCGTCAAGCAGTCGCCGCCGGTTGTCGGCGCGAAGGACTTGATTGACAATCCGGGCGAATTGAATGTAATGCGAGACTTTCCGCTTGCGGACTACACGCCGGGCGATGTTTTGATTTGGGGAGCGACGGACAAAAATCCGTATGGCCATGTAGCGATTCTTTTGGCGAATTGCGGAAAAAACTTTATCGTCTTTGAGCAAGACGGATTCAAGCAGGACGGAGCGCGGCTGGCGTTAAGAGGCCGCGAAAACCTTCTTGGCTGTATGTGGCGGGGGGCAAGGAATGGGAATGCAGCTTGAAGACCCCAACGAAGTCGCGAACGTCGGCGGACGCGACTTTTGGATTATCACTTTAAGAAACGACAAGATTTTGCTTGACGGCCTTAACCGCGCGATTGTCGCCTTCACTTCGACAAGCGGCGCGGACGGCGTTCAAGAATACACGATTGATTCCGGCCAAGACCGGCAGACTGTAAAGAGAACTGACCTTGCGACGCTTTACGCGCGCCGCGATAAATTGATAGACGAAATCAACAGGATTGAGCGGGCTTTGAATGGCGGCGACCATTGGAAGCAGATCGTTCCGGGATATTGATATGGGCGAAGGAACTTTGGACAATTACGGCGCGACATTGAAAAAAATCGCCGTCAAGGCTTTGGCCGACTATTACGGCGGCGATTTTTGGGACGGCTCTAAATTTTTCGGCTCGCTTGGCCCGGTGAGCGATTGGACTTTTGTCGATTATTGGAAGCTGCGAAAACGCAGCGCCCAGCTTTTCAGGACAAACCTTTACGCCAAGGGCGTTATTCGCCGCTTGGTTTGGAACGAAGTGCACACGGGAATTGTCGCGACACCGACCCCCGTGGGCGCTATTCTTTTTCCGCAGCTTGGCGAAGTAGAGCGCGAGGCTTTGGCCGTTCAATACGGCGACAAAATCGCCACGCAATTTGACCTTTACGCCAACACTCCCGCCGTTTTTGATTGGAGCAAAAAAGAATCGTTCGGCGCGTTCCAGGAGCGCGTCCGCATGGAAAGCCTTATAAGCGGCGACGGCATCATCATAAGTCGGATTGACGCGAACACGAACCTTCCGCGCTGGCAATGGGTGAACGGCGACCATATAAGAACGCCGGACAGCTGCAACTTGCGCGAAGGGCACTACATCAAGCACGGCGTGGAGTTTGACCGCTGGGGAAAGAAGGTTGCCTTTTACGTTCGCTCGCAAATTGGCGAGGAATACAGCTTTGAGCGCATTCCCGTTCGCGGCGAAAAAAGCGGCCGCTTGATAAGCTGGATGGTTTACGGCAGCGAGCACTTTGTTGACGACGTGCGCGGCGAGCCGCTTTTGAGCGATTCAATTTATATGCTAAAGGACTTGGACAGGACGCGAGACGCGGAAGTCCGCGCGGCGCTTGTAAACGCGATGATTCCGCTTTTCTTGGAAGAAGCTCCCAACGAAATAAAGACGTTCGGCCCGGCGGACTTGGCCCGCTCTATGGGCGGCGGGGCCGTTCCGGCGCAGGGAGCGGCCGGAGGCGTTACAGGAACGCCGATACCGCCCGCCCCGGACGGAGCGCTTCCCGCCGGTTACGGCCCGATTGTAAATCCGCCGACGAATCAGATTGACATTATGAACCCCGGAACGGTTTACAAGACCCCCGCCGGGGGCAAAATTCAGAGCTTCCAAACGAACCGGCCCAACGTCAACTATTCGACGTTTGAAAAGTCGGTCATCGCCGTTTTGGCTTGGTCTAAAGGAATTCCGCCGGAAGTCCTTATGCTTGAATTCGGCAACAACTACAGCGCGAGCCGACAAGCCAACAATGAATTTGAAATTTACCTTGGCCGCTTTGTCAAGAAATTCGCGGGCGACGTGACCCAGCCGATTTACAATTCTTGGCTTACGCAGATGGCTTTGACCGGGCAGATTGATTTGCCCGGCTTTGTCCGCTCTTACGGAATGGCGGACGCTTGGCGAATCGTGAGCGCTTGGCAGCAATGCTCTTGGACTGGATTGAACAGGCCAAGCGTTGACAGGCTTAAAGAAGCCAACGCGAGCGAAAAGCTCTTGGACAACGGCTTGACGACTTACGACTTGGAAGCCAGGCGGCACAGCGGAATGTCATTCTTGCAAGTTATGCAAACGCAAAAACGCGAGCGCGAGCTTATGGCCCGCATGGACTTTACGCCGCACACTTTTGAGAACAACAACGGCGAGCCAGCATACAACGGCGGCGCGGAAGAAGATGAAAACGAATAACTACTTACGTAAGTAGTTGGGGGCAGACGATGGCGACAAAGTATCAAGTAGCGACAGAATTTTCGATTCTTGACAGGGCGAGCGCGCAGCTTAAAAAAATGAGCGCGGCAGGAAGCGCCGTCGGCGGAGCGTGGAACAGAAGCGTGGCCGCCGCCCAAGCGCGCGTTGACGCTTTTGGCCGGAGCGTGGCCGCCGCGTCTAAAATGGCGGTAGGAATCGGCGTTGGAGCCGCCGCCGCCGGACTTGTCGCGGCTACAAAGCAATACGCGGATTTTGAAGGCTCTATTAGGTCGGCAGGCGCGGCTTTTGGCGTTGCTTTTATTAAAGCCGACAATTTTGAACAAAAATTAAAAGAAATGGAAGCGGCTACAAGAGCGGTCGCCGCCGCCACGGAATTTGACGCTACGCAAGCGGGCAAAGCGTTGGAGACTTTGGCCAAGGCTGGCGTGAACGCAAGCCAAGCCGTCGGGCTTTTGCCTGGCGTGGCCGACTTGGCGACCGCCGCAGGCGTGAACATGGACGACGCCGTCGCCTTGGCGATTGGAAGCCTTTCAACATTAGGAATGAAAAGCAAAGACCCGGCGCAATTAGCTGCGAACATGACGCGGCTTTCCGACGTTATGACTTATACCGCAAACAGCGCGTATATGAGTTTACAGGATGTTGGAGCGGCAATTTCCGCAACAGGCAGTTTTTTCACAACGGCGAACAATGACCTTAATGTTTTTAGCGGCAGCCTTACAGCTCTTGCGAATAAAAACATAAGAGGCGCGGAAGCTGCAACTCATTTACGAAACATTATGGTAAACCTGTCTTCGCCAACTGCGGCGGCGGCGAATGCGTTAAAAACAATGAACATTCAGACGACGGACGCGGCGGGCAACCTTTTGCCGCTTCCAAAAATCATCGGACAGATGAACAAGGCGATGGCCGGAATGGGCGACGTTCAAAAAACAGCGCTTAAATACGCAATTTTTGGAAAACAAAATATCGCCGCTATTGATGCGATGCTTAACACCGGCGAAGACGCTTTGAACAAATACGCCCAGGCGGCGGCCAACTCAATGGGCGCCGTTTCGGCTGCGGCCCAAGCCCAGCGCGGCGGACTTATGAATCAATTCAAGGTGCTGCAATCAGCCTTGACGGAATTGGGCTTTAAATTTGTCGAGGCTTTCAAAGGCAAGGGCAGCGACGCAATCAAGCAGCTTACGGAAGCGGTGTCCAACTTCAACCCCCAGCCCTTGATTAACTCGCTAATAACCGCCGTCGATGTTGTAAGCGGCTTTGTAAAGGCGGCTTGGGCGATGCGCTATGTCATCGGCTCTCTTGTCGGCATTTTTGTTTTGTGGCGGACTTTAAATGATGCGGTTGCGATTGGAATCAAAGTCTACACGGTTGCGACGAAAATAGCGACCGCCGTTCAGATGGCTTATGGAATAGCGATAAAAGGAAGCGCGGCGGCGACATCCGCTTTAGCGTTTGCGAGCCAAAAAACAAAAATCGCCGTCGCCGCTTTATCAGCGGTTATGAAAGGTGCCAGGTTTGTCGCCTTGGCTTTGAACGCAGCTTTTGCCGCCAACCCGGTTGGTTTGGTTATTGCCGGAATCGTTCTTTTGGTCGGAATTATTCTTGTTTTGACAAACAAGTGGAAAGCTGTTACGGACGCCGTTGACGGATTTTTCGCAAAGATAAGAAACATGACAGGAGTCGGCGGCGCGATTTTGAAATTTCTTGTTACGCCTTTTGAAACGGCGTGGAGAATGATTAGAAGTGTCTTTGACATTTTCGCGGCCTTCAAAGCTGGCGGATTTTTGAACGGCCTCAAAATGATTGGCCTTGCGATTTTACAATGGTTGGTCGCGCCTTTGCAGGGAATGCTCCAAGCCTTGTCTTTTTTGCCTGGCATCGGAACTTTAAGCGAAAAAATGAACAACTGGTTTGACACGACGCGCCAAAACCTTTTAAATGGCGGCGGCCTTCCGAAAACGGAAGAAGACGAAGCGGCCGTTGCCGGAGCGGCCCCGACCGCATCAGCGGCCGCCGCCAATAGTTATTCGCGCGAGGAAAGCGTAACGACCAACCGCCTTGAAGTCGGCTTGGCGGACGGCCTTGTTCCAAAGGGCGGCTCGTATATGGGCGCGCCGGCGTTCACGCTTAACACCGGGAGGCGATGATGGCTTGGGCTGACGAAATCGCGGCGGCGGCTTACACTTCGCCAAGCGGGAAAAAAATAGAGTTCAACTTCGCTTCGGCTTTGAGCCGCAAAACGCCGCTTAAAACGGCGGAGAATGTTTTTCCCGACGTTGACGGCGCGGAAATCCAGTCGCTAGGACTTGGCGGGAAAAAATTCCCGATGACTGCTTTGTTCAATGGCGGCGATTGCTTGACGCAGGCCAGCGATTTTGAAGACGCGCTTTGCGAGCGCGGCGTCGGCGTGTTAGAGCATCCGATTTACGGAAAAATGAACGTCGTTCCAACCGGCGAAATTGAGCGCGTTGACGACCTTGTGGATTCATTGAACGAGAGCCGCGTCAAAGTGACTTTCGCGGAGACGATTGTTGACGAAAGCTTCCCGGACGGCGAAGTTGCGGCGGTTGACGAGCTGGAAGCGGCGGCGGACGCTTACGAAGACGCGGCGGCGGAATCGTTCGCGGATATGATTGAGACCGCGAGCATTGACGACCAGTTGCAATTGCAGGCCGTCTTGAAGGCGCACGTTGACGCGATTAGCCAAGGCATCGCGAAGATTATGGCGAAGGCAAACGCTTTGCGGGAAAAGACGCGGGCCATAAGCCGCAAGATTCAAACGGTAAAAAACAACCTTCAAAAAATGATTGCGACCGTTGACGTGATGGTGTCAAGCGCGACGGAAATCGCGACGGCGATGATTCAGTTGGCGAGGCTTCCCGGCGAAATCGCGATGGGCGCGATGGCAAAGCTTGAAGGCTACGCGACAATCGCGACAAGCATCTTGAACAACGTTAAAAAAGACCCGGTCGGAACGGCTGCGATTAAAAACCAATACGCGGCGACCAGCGTGGCTTTGGGCGGCCTTGTTTCCGCCGTTTCTTTTGGCGTGGCAAAGTCCGCGCTTGACGCGAGCAAGGATTCGGCAAGCGGCCAAAACGCCAGCGGCGGCGGCAATGGGAACGGCGGCGCGTCGGGCGGCTCCGGCGGCTCTACTATGGCCCGCGTGTCAAGCGGCGGCTTCGCAAGCCGGAGCGACGCTTTGCTTTCCGCCGAGGCGATTGTCCAGCAATTTGAAAATTACAAGAACTACATGGACAGCCAAACGGCAAAGAACGCTTTTGTAGACAGCGGCGAAGGCTACGCCGCCCTTTTGGAAAATGTCACGGCGGCGGTCAAAATCATTCAGACGGCTTCCTTTAGCCTTCCGACGACAAGGGTTTGCAAGCTTGGCCGCGACCGCCAGGTTATCGAATTGCTATGCGAACTTTACGGCGCGGACGGATTTTCGCGGCTTGACGAATTCATAATGGACAACAAATTGAACGCGGACGAGATTGTGGAGATTTCGATGGGGCGGGAGATTAGATACTATGCGTAATTCCTGGACAGTCGCGTCGGGCGACACGCTTTCAAAAATCGCGCTAAAGTCTTACGGAGATCCGGCTCAATGGCCAAAGATTGTCCGCGCGAACCCGCAATTGTCGGGACGCGGAAAAGCCATTGACGGAAGCCCTTTGATTTTTCCCGGCGACGTTTTGGTCGTCCCCCCCGACGCGGATTTTATCGCGGAAGACACGGCGGCGGCCCAAGACGCGCCGGCGGTGGTGATGAACGACGAAGCCGCGCAGGATTTTTCGCTTAAAATCAACGGAAAGAATTTCACGGGCTGGACAGGCTGGACGCTGGTGGAAAACGTTTCCGGCGTTGACGGCTTTTCCGTCGCGTCTACATGGAACGAAAAGAACGCGGAGCAAAAGGCCGCGTTCATGCCTTTTTCGTTCGCGGAGACGGAAGCGAGGTTTGACGGCGGCTTGATTTTCAAGGGCCGCATAATGCCTGCGACCCCGGCGGTTGGGCCGGAAGCGCAGACAATTACTGTGCAAGGCCAGCCGCTTTGCGGCGCGTTGATAAATTCAGACCTTCCGCCGTCTTTGTTTCCGGCGGAATTCAGCGGCTTGAACTTAAAGGAAATCGCGGAAAATGTTTGCAAGCCTTTTGGCGTTTCCGTCAAGGCCGACGGCGACGTTGGCGACGCTTTTGACAAGGTGAGCGCGGAATTGGACGAAAAGGCTTGGGACTTTTTGGCCAAGCTCGCCGACCAGCGCGGGCTTTTTTTGACGAACACGCCGGAAGGCAACCTCTTGATTTATAAGCCAAAAATCGAAGACGTTTCCGCCAGCTTTAGGCAGGGCGAGGCGCCGTTTGTGTCTTGCGCGCCGGAATTTGACGGCGAAAAGATTTACAGCCATATTACCGGCTGGACAAAGACGACGGCGGAAAACGATTCAGAAAAATTCACCTATGAAAACAAGTCTTTGACAAAGCGGGGAATCTTGCGATGCCTTGGCCAAGCCGTTGACGACGCGACGGGCGGCTCGCTTGAAAATTCCGTCAAGGCTTTGGCCGGGAAAATGTTCGCGAATTGCGTCAAGTATTCCTTGACGATTAGCGGATTGAAAAACGCAAAGGGCGAGCGTTACAAAAAAAACATGGCGGTAAGCGTCCTAGCCCCCGGCGCTGGAATTTACCGCGAGACAAAATTCTTGGTTGGCAGTTTGACTTTATCGCGCGACGACCGCGACGGCGAGAAAACTGTTTTCACGCTTGTTTTGCCGGAATCAAGGAACGGCGATTTGCCGGAGGCGTTTCCGTGGGAAGAATAGGAAGGCTCGTCAAGACGGCGATTGACAAATACATCGTTCAGACTGTCGAAGCGTATTTGGGCGCGAACATCACGGCGGAGACTTTTGCGGCCAGCGGCGACGATTCGCCGCCTTTGGCCGACGACCGCATTGTTTTAGTTAAGATTGACGGAAGCGGCAACTTTGCCGCCATCGGCGTTTTGTCGGAATCGCAAGGAGCGAAGCCCGGCGAAAAGATTTTGTATTCGCGCGACAAAAACGGCGAAGTCCAGGCGGCGATTAGATTGTTGAACGACGGAAAGATTGAGATTGAAGTTTTGGGCGACGGAAGAATCAGCGCGAAGGACGCGGACGGCAACACGATTGAAACGACGGCCGCCGGAATAACCTTGACGGACAAAGACGGCGCGAAAGTTGAGATGGCGGGAAAAATCACGCTTAAAAGCAAAAAAGGCGCGTCAATGGAGCTTGACGACAAGGTGGAAATTAAAGACAAAAAAGGCGGCAAGATTGAGATGGACGGCAAAATAACGGTTCAAGGATTGGCCGGAAAGATGGAGGCGACATAATGCCTTTGGTCGCGGTTGAAAGCTGTCAATTTGTTGACACTACGCACGGAGGGCAATGCGAGATTGTTGACGGCCTATCGACGAACGAAAAAATTGACGGGAAGAAAATTTGCCTTGACGGCTTGACCGTGCGCGTTAGCGGCGGAACATCCCCTGGGCCGCAAGTCGGCTTTGTCGATGTCGTCTTTGACGCGAACATCATAAAAAATTGCAAATATGGCGACAAATTGCCGCTTGCGGTCGGTGAGACATCCAGCGGAAAAGAGAACGGCTCTTATGTTGTCGTCGTGCCGGTGAGCTTGCCGGTGGTTTTGCAAATTGTTGACGCTGGACAAACGAATGTCCAGGCGACTTGATTGGTAGGGAGGCAGAATGGCGGAGGACAAAAACGCTTTTGAGGGCGACGTTCTTCTTGTGTCAACGCTTGACGGCGGCGACATTGTTTTGGAAGACGGCCTCGTAAAAGATTGCAGGAATTTTGACACGGCGGTTTTGCTTTCGCTTTTTGGCGGGAACAAAAAAGACTTGAACGGCCGCCCAAAGGAAACTTGGTGGGGCAACCTTGTTCCCGGAACAAAAAAAGGCGACTGGATAAAAAGCGAATTCGGCGCGACGGTCGAAGGCTTGCCGCTTACGAGCGGAAACTTGCGGGCGGCCCAGGCGGCGGCCTTGCGCGACTTGGACTGGCTCAAAAAAGAAGCCGGAGCGGACGAAACAAGCGCGAGCCTTAAAGCGGAAAACGCCCAGCGCGTCAATTTGGTTTGCGAAGTGAAAAAGAACGCCGCCGAAATCGGCGGCGGAAATTATGAGCTGCAATGGCAGGGGGCTTTGAAGTAAATGGCTTACGAAAACAAAACGGTCGATTATGTTTACAATTTATTGATTCAATCTTTTCAGGAGAAATTCAACAACCGGCTTAGGCTTTTGCCCAAGTCGTTTATTGTCATTTTGGCGAAGGTTTGCGCGGCTGTTTTCGTCGTTCCTTATAAATTGGCCGGATGGTTTTATTTGCAGCTTTTCCCGGACACGGCCAGCTTTGACATTGTGAACGTCTTGGGGCACGAGCTGCGGCCGCTCGTGAAATTGGGCAATCTTTTTGGCGTGGGCGAGCCGACGAGCGGACAAGCTTGGGAAGGAATCGTCAAAGTCACGGTCGTCCGCGAGGGCGAGCCGATTATGCTTGGAACGCAATTAAAGAGCGACATCACGGGCCTTGTTTACGTCGTAAGCTCAACAGTCACCACGGAAGGGCAATTTGTCTTTGTTCCTGTTTATTGCGCGGAAAGCGGGGCCGTCGGAAACCTTGCCGACGGCGACCCGATTAAATTTGTGTCCCCCCTAGGCTTCATTGACCAAGACGCGGAAGTGGCGTCCACGACAAAGGCGGGCGTTGACGACGAGACGGAAGCGCACTACAGAACGCGCGTCGTCAACAGGTATTCCAACCAGCCGCAAGGCGGCGCTTCGTCGGACTATCGCATTTGGTCTTTTGACGCTCCGGGCGTTTTGCAGACTTATCCTTACAACGGCGAAAACTCGCCCGGCGACGTTGAAATTTACGTCGCGGGAACTACGGACGTTTACCCGAACCGCGTTCCAGGCCGCGAGCTTTGCGTGGCCGTCGGCGAGGCTTGCACGTATGACCCCGAAACGGGAGCGGCCAACCGCAGGCCTTTGACGGCCATTCTTGACCCGAACAATGACGGAACTTATTTGAACGTCAAGCCCGTTTCAATCGTCACCGTTGACGTTGCGGTTACAGGCGTGACCGGCGTAGACCCGTCCGACTTTGGAAGGGAATTCAAGAGCGTCGTCGAAACCTATTTGCTCAGCCGCGAGCCTTACATCCGCGGATTAAGCGACGACAATAACCGCACGAATTACGTGCAGACTAACGCTTTAATCGCTTTGGCGAATTCCGTGGCGACAGGATTGAAGGCGCAATTCGGAACGGTCGTCATTTCAATCAACGACGAAACGGTGGCGAACTACACGCTTGGCAAAGGCGAGCTTTGCGACTTGGGCCGCCTTTACGTCAATGGAGTTGAGTATGAGGAGTAGTTTTTTTAACGCGATTCGCTCCTTGCTGCCGTCGTCGCGGACTTGGAACTTGTCGCAAGAAAAAAACATGAGAAAACTTTTTGAGGCCTTCGCCGTTTTGCCGGAAGACTTGCGGCGGGAAATTGAAGGCGTTTATCTTGACTATTTTCCGGAAACGACGCGAAGCCCGGAGCGGTGGGAGAAAGTTTTTCAAGTCGTTTTCACGCAGGCGGAATTGGAATTGCGCCGGCGGGCTTTGGCGGGCTTGTGGCAGATGAACTACGGAAACGGCGCGGCGATTTTTTTGCGGAAGGTTTTGCAGGAAGTTTGGCCGGAGTTGCAGCTAGTGGAAAACATTCCCGTCGGAAACCCGCGCGGCCCTTCAGCCGTCAATTTCATGGTTTGCGGAAACGAAACAGCTTGCTGCGGCAACCGCAAGGCCGTTTGCGGCTACAGAATCGGCGACGGCGACTTTGAAACGACAATCATTAGAAACGACACCGCGTCAAGCTACACGATTCCGAACGACCCGGCTTGGTGGGGCTATTGCTTTTATCTTTGCGAAAGCGTCGTCCGCGACAGCCGAGGCGTTATCATTTACGTAAAGAGAATTGAAATCCCAGCGATTTACAAAAACTACATCGAATATTTTATTTTACGGATGAAGCCGGTGCAAAGCGTCGCCGTGCTTGCTATTAAATGGATTTAAGGAACAAAAGAAAAGGAGATAAAACATGTTCAAGATTGACGAAAACTATTCAGATTATTACGGAACCGACCCTGTTAAATATCCGGGCGGCATGGGCATAAATTCTAGCGGCGTTGACACTACAGACGGAACGCCTTGGCTCGCAAAAATGTTCAACAACTGCATAGGTTGGATGCAGGCGCTTTACATCAAAGCCTTTGGAAATTTGAACGGCATATCGAACGACGCGGAAAACTGCCAAACTTCGGACGTGGTGCGCGCGCTGGAAAAAATTCAGACAGACAACAACGCGGCGGAGCGGGCCATAAGCGAGGCGGCCTATTTCAAAAAAACGGGCGGCGCGATTAGCGGAAACGTTTCCATTGACGGAACGCTTGCGGCCAAGGGAACGACCATCAACGGAACCCTCCAGGTAGAGGGCGACATCATTCAAGACGGCGAATCGTATGAAACGCACGCGGAAAAGATTTACACAAAAGACGATTTGATTGTCACCCGCGACGGAGCGGTCGGAGCTTTGGGCGTTGACGAATATTCCGGCTACATCGTCCGCCTTGCCGACGGAACGAAGGACGTTGCCGTCGTAGTAGACAGGAACGGAAACGCCCGCGTCGGTAATTACAACCTTGTTTTTGTCTATTCAAGCGACGGCGTGAATTTCTACAGCGACCCGGATATGACAGACCCTGTTACAATTCCCGCCGGAAAAACTCCGCGAGCTGTCAGCGGCGACCCCAACCGCTATTACTATGCCAACTTGGACGACACGGAACCGATTGCGACGCGCGACGACGAAGCGAACATGGCGGCGGGCAAATTGACAAAATGGAACGCTCTTGCTAAAAGGATTGAGACGACGCCTTATTCAGACGGCGACCTTGCAGCTTTGATTGCCGCCGTAGCCGGATTGGAAGCCCAGGGCAACTTGGACACGCACGGCGGCGTGTTGGCTCCGACACCGCGATGGCTGCGCTTTGACCCGGAAAGCAAGAAGTCGCTTGTAATCAAAGCCCAAACAATCATAAAGGTTGGAACGCACGTCTACAAGGCGGAAAGCGACGAATCGTTTGACTTGACGACCTACTTGAACGCGGTCGGAAAGGATTATTTTGTTTACTTGAACTGGGCGGAAGTTGACGGCGCGGATTCTT